ACTATTTGAATTTACATACACCTTACCGGGGTCTCTTACTATATCATAGTTTAGGTAGTGGTAAAACTTTTACGTCCATTGCTATTGCTGAAGGAATGAAGGATAGAAAACAAGTTATTGTAATGACACCGGCGTCCTTGAGGGATAATTATGTTGAACAACTGAAAACATTGGGTGACCCGATTTATAAAATCAATCAATTTTGGGAATGGATTAGTTTGGAAGAAAACCCTGAAACATTAGAAACGCTTTCCGCAGTACTAAATTTACCTACTGAATACATTCGAAAGAAAAAAGGTGCTTGGTTGATGAACTCATCCAAAGAATCCAATTATTCTACACTAGATGGGAACGAACAACGTGCGTTGAACGAACAAATTAATACCATGATTGAAAGCAAGTATTTGTTTATTAACTATAACGGTTTGAGAAAAGACAATTTAACACGTTTAACAAATAACTATGAAAAAAATATATTTGATGACGCAGTTGTTATTATTGATGAAGCGCACAATTTTATTAGTCGAATTGTAAATAAGTTTTCCAAACGAGGAAAAGTTTCCAAAAAAATAACAAATGATGACCCACTTTCTGTAATTTTATATGACATGTTGATGGACGCTCAAGGTGCTCGTGTAGTTTTATTGACAGGAACACCAATCATTAACTATCCGAATGAAATTGCGATTCTATACAATATCTTACGCGGTTACATAAAAACATGGGAGATTACATTGGATGACGACATTCAAAAAAAAATAAGCAAGGAGTATCTCGCCGAATTATTCAAGAGAGAAAAATTATTGGATTACTTGGATTATTCTCAATCGAGTAGAAAAATTACAATTACGCGAAATCCCTTGGGATTTTTAAACGCACAAGACAAACGAAAAAATGATTATATTGGTGTAACAAATGAAGACAAAACTAATCCTGAAGTAGGTTATATTAGTGACGCCGATTTCCAAAAAAATATATTACGTATTTTGAAAAATGACGATATGAAGGTTTCATCTTTATCCGCAGTAAAGGTTCATAAGTATAAAGCACTTCCAGATACGTTGGACGAATTTATGGCACAATTTATTACTTCAAATAGTGAAGACGCGATTGTCGTAAAAAATATGGACTTGTTTAAAAAACGAATCATTGGTCTCACATCTTATTTTCGTAGCGCCCAAGAAAGTTTACTCCCTAAATACGAAAGGGCAACCGATTTTCATGTTGTAAAAATACCAATGAGTGATTACCAGTTCCCCATTTATGAAGCAGCGCGTTCAACGGAGAGAAAGCAGGAATCGAAGAAAAAGGCGCCGAAGGTTGATAAAAACGGAATTTATCAAGAAACAAGTTCTACCTATCGTATTTTTTCTCGTTTATACTGTAACTTTGTTGCACCAAAACCGCCGGGTCGACCTTTGCCAAATCAAGAAGAAGATGTAGACATACAGTTGGATAAAGCAATGGATAAAGAAATGGATGAACCCGAAGATAGAGAGGATAGAGATGATTTGGAAGAACAACTAGAAGTTGACGAGGAAGGTCTCATCGCAAAATTAGGTGATAAAACGTATGATTCAAGGATGAAGAACGCATTGGCGTACTTGAAAGAGCATTCGAGTGAATTTTTTACTCCCGAATCGCTGGAGATGTATAGTCCCAAGTATTTAAAAATGTTGGAAAATATTCTAGATCCCGAACATATTGGATTACATTTAGTTTATAGTCAGTTTCGCACGTTTGAAGGTTTGGGTGTTTTTACAATGGTTCTCAAAGAAAACGGGTTCGGTCAGTTCAAAATAAAAAAGGATCTTACAGGAATTTGGGATATTGACATGGATGAAGAAGATATGGGAAAACCTACGTTTGCGCTCTATACTGGAACTGAGTCCAAAGAAGAAAAGGAAATTATTCGAAAAATATATAATGGAGAATGGGATAACCTTTCTCTTTCCCTTTCCAATAAATTGAGAGAAATTGCCCGAAACAATAATCGGGGTGAAATTATTAAAGTGTTGATGATTACTGCGTCCGGAAGTGAGGGAATTAACTTGAGAAATACAAGATATGTTCATATTATGGAACCTTATTGGAATCCGGCGCGTATAGAACAAGTGGTAGGTCGCGCTAGACGTATTTGTAGTCATAATGATTTACCTGAATCATTGAAAACCGTTGAAGTTTTTTTATATTTAATGACATTTTCCAAAGAACAACTTGAAAAGGCGTCGATTGAACTGAAAAAGAAGGATTTGAGCAAAAGAAAATATAAAATTCGACCAGACAAAACGGAGACAAAAAAAATACCTTTTACAAGTGATGAGGCGTTGTTTGAAATTTGTAATATCAAAGAAGAAATTAACAATCATTTGACATTGTCGATTAAAGAGGCGTCCATTGATTGCGCGACGTATCAAAGAAAGGGAAGTAAAGAAAAACTACAATGCCTTCAGTTCGGTCAACCCAAGTCAACCGCTTTTTCTTATCAACCATCATTGAGCAAAGACCAACCAGATACACTTTCCAAAATAAATAAAACATCCTTGGAATGGACGGGTGTGGAGAGAATTATTATGGGGAAACCATATATTTATAGGAATATGGGAGAAAAACGCGGATATTTATATGATTTTGAAAGTTATCAACAAGCGTTGGAAAATCCAGGAATGGAACCTACTTTTATTGGTGTTATTACAGAAAAACCGAACGGGGATTTTGTTATTGAATAACTTAGCAGGGAACCCTGGGCTGGTTACACTACCCTGCGACCCCTCCTATTTAACCGAGTATTTATGTATTTTTTTAGTCTCACTTGAAAAATCATAATGATATTTTAAACTTCATTTTAAAAATTCTTATAATTCTCTAAAAATTACATTTTTAGGATAACGGTGGACATTGTTGAATAAACTATGTACTTTTTTTAATAAACACATTTTACATTTTTTGTAAATATTATAGCAAGAATAAGAAGAGTCATGGTTATGATTCGTTTAATTTTCCTCCTAGTTTTTTTTGAAATATAGGTAATCTGACGAACATCATTCAAACTCACTGGTTTATATTTTTCAAATATTCCAAATGCAAGTAAAATACAATACAAATCAAAATTTAAGTCGACGTTGTGTGTAATAATTCGATTAAAGTCCAAGTTTTGGACTTGGGATAACATAGTGTCAATATGAAACACGTCTTTGTAAATTTCTTTGAAAATTCCAGAAACTACCGTATATAACCTAGGTTTCAACGGATTTTGAATGAGAATCAATGTACTATTTGTTGCGTTTATTTCGTTGGATTCTTTGTGTTCTTTAAGTTCTTTTGTAATTATATTTGCATTTTTGAAAAGACCCCTACGGTTTTCGATCCAAGGTACTTCTCCGTCATTCCAATTGGTTACAACATCATCATCGTTACAATGTTGCTGCGGTATATATTTATATGGAGTTCTGACAAATTGTTTTGTTTTATACCATTGTACGTTTCTTGTGAAACTATAAACAAACAAAGGCGAAAACAAAAATCCGCAAATTATGGTTATTGATCGAATCATCATTGTTTCGTAATATATACTCCTATATATTACAAAATTACATGGTTTCAATTTTTTTGAGAACCATTTCCAATGTAGTTTCCATTTTAGAGATTTTTTCTTTTAACTCAAATATTTCTTCTTCCACAGATTTAGTTCCAGATACACTAACCTTTTTTAGTTTTGAAAAAATATTCGCGTCATTATCATAATCAACATTTTTTTTGAATTCATATACATGATTTTCTTTGGCCCAAGAAATTCGTTTTTCAGGTGGATGATTCAAGTCAATAATCTGATTATCCAATGGTTCATCAACAGGTTCTCCAATTTGAATATATTTTATTTCTCTCCCTCCTGTAAAAGAATTTGTAGAAGTTGCTTGAATATGTTTTTCATTTTTGATAGAGGTTTCTTGTGGATTTAAAAACTGTTTAAGTTGGTCGGGATTGATTCCGTTTTTATTTTCAATATGTATTTTTTCCAGTTCTAAATTTCGTTGTGCAAGAGTTTGTGCGATTAACATTTCCATGTTACCGCCTATTGGTTGGTCTGTTAAGTTATCTTTGAAGTTTGGAGGTTCGGGGACTGTTACATTCATTGCGTGGTCAAATTCGGTTCGTTTTTTTGAAAGTTCTTTTTCAAACGCGGTTTTTCTCTCATTATGAATCTCTTGTGAAGTAACAACTGAACTTGAACTAGAATCATTTGTTGTGTAATTTATTTTTTCTAAAAAACCTGTAATAAACTTTTTATTCATCTCTATCAGCGTTTGTGTTTGAGAAGATGGATTTTTTTTCTCTCGCTGATTAAATAAACGAATTTGTTCTATAAACAAGTCATGTACATCTTGTATATTTTGTTTATGTTCATTTGTATCAAAGACTTGCGCATCTAAAATGACTTCCCAAATTAAGTCAACATTTTCTTTATTCAAAAAATCCATAGACTACTTGAATATGATTCGCATGGTGTGTTTATATTATTATTTTTGTTATAATTCCTCGTTAAAATATATTTTGCGAAATTGTTCCATATACTTATCCTTAATCACGTGAGTTTTTAAGTAATGTTTTGTAACCTTGTCTTCCAACATATGAACAATAAAAAAGAGAGAATAAACACCACATTCCGTGTTACCATATTGATGTTCTACGGGGTAATTTTGGTCAAATTCAAAATGAATTGGTGTGGGTAACTGTTCCCCTTGTTCTATAATTGTATTCACAAACTTCATGATTTGTTTTGGAATTTTATCTCCCGCACTGTCATAGAAAAAAATTTGTCCCTTTTTGATATTTATAAATAAGGATACCCAGTGAGAACCTCCTTTATAATGCGGGTCAAGATTAAAAATAACACCAATCTTGAATTTTTTCTTCTTAATTTCGTCTTGTAACTTAAAATGACACAATTCGTCCCATACACATTCACCATTGACTTTATGTGTGTCATAATCAATTGGAGAAGGACCCATGAAATTGAAGCAAGAGTAGGCGCGTTCATACTGTTTCATAACCTTCATAATATCAACGGAAGACAACCATTCATTGGGATTTTTTTTCCAACTTGCGGGTGACTTTGGAGCAAATGATTTTTCTAATTCGTCATCTAACTTTCCATTCACAAAGTTTTGTTTTAACCAACATGTTTCTTTATCGCAAACATCACTCATGTAATTTTTTAACGCACTCCATATTTCTTTTGGGTCTTTACTGTCTATTTTTACGTCCGGATGTCTTGCGTTCCAAAGTTCCTTTAGTTTAAAAATGGCGTCGTCAGATAAACAACTATAATTCTTTTTTTTGGCAGAAGGACTACAACTCAATTTTGTTAATTTATGAAACTGACTGAATTGAATATTTTTTTTTGTGATTCGTTTTCCTTTTTTCCTATAATATCTACTGTTGTATTTTTTCGTTTGTTTCGTCATACTTATTCGTTATATTTTTCTTTTTAGCAGGGAACCTTAGGGTTGGTTACAATTGCTTGCAACCCTGCGACCCCTCCTATTAACCGAGAACTTATATAATTTTTAAGTCTCAGTCTAACGCGCATAATAATATTTTAATTTCATTATAAACACATTAGACAGCATTATCCACCGGGAACCCAGGAAGATTATAACAGTTTTTCATCAAGAAATCTTATTATGGGAAAAGGTAATGAATTAGAATTCCCCGAAGGGCGGGGAGGGGGTAAGGGGGAACCGGGGGTTCCCCCTAACATTAGAGTTCCTTAAAATTTTCCTTTTGGGAATCTGCGAGAGATAATTGTTTCTTTTTACGAATACCTTTTTTCTTGAATATGGGGTCTTTCAAGTGGAATTCCTTTTGTTGTGGAATAATTTCGGCAATTTCGGGTTCTGTTTTATTTACTTTTACAAAACTTTCTAATGTTCCATCTTTTCCATTTTCGTAATTGAATTTTATGGAACGCATCATCAATGTATTTGCTTGATTTACGTCGGGTTCTTCAATTTCATTCATCATATTAATACTTTCACTGATAGTTGCGTAGTCTTCTTGAATCAAATCCGTTTTATCCAACGTTTTGAAATAATGTATACATGAAGAAACATAGGAATCAAACGAATCTTGTACGTCTTTTAAAAGTGCATCAGGTGGGTCATTATTCAACAATGACTTGGTAATATCATAAATCCGTCTACGATAAAATTTTTTATCCTTTTTGAAAGAAAGCGATTTTGTGGGTAACCCTTGTCGTTCAATATATTTGGTATATTGGTCTCGATTCATGAGACACTGTAAAGTAACACCGGACACAAAATCGTTTTCCATATGTGATATGCGTATGTTATTATATTTAAATAATAACTTAAAGAACCGCTGCGGAACTATTTACAACTAGGTTGCGATGGAATATCTTTCAACTGTTGTCTTGTGCAGTTTTGAAACAAACCATTACCTATGTTTTCTGGATTTGGATTAAATGATTGAAATTTCTCTTGTTTGAATAATCCAGGGTAGGGTTGATATTTATTCGTGTCAATATTTTTTTTTGGTTGAAAATTATACTCATACAAGTCGCTTGAACTACTTGGCACATAAGTTGCTTGACTACACTTTTGTAGAGCGTAAATTTGATTTCTTAACTCGGACTCCACATTTACCGAACTTGCAAATCCCGACCAGGGTGCCTGACGGTTTCCTGGATTAAAAACATCCCTCGGTTGATAAACGGGTTGTTGTTGCATAGGTGCAGTAGGGGGTTTTCTAGGGTCCACAATTGGCATCAATGAATATTTTGTCATGACGGGTCTCACATCTAAATATGGTTGTAACATTTTAGAC